CCTATCTCGCTCCGGCCTGGTTTTTGGGTAAGTATCCACAGAAAAAAATCATCATGGGTTCCCATACGGCAGATCTGGCTGTTAACTTTGGCCGTCGTGTGCGTAACCTCGTTGGATCGGAAGCTTATAAAGGCATATTTCCGCAAGTAGAGCTGCAGTCTGACTCTAAATCGGCTTCACGATGGGGGACAAACTTCAATGGCGAATATTTTGCAATTGGTGTGGGTGGCGCTCTTGCTGGTAGGGGCGCTGATCTATTTATTATTGACGATCCACATTCTGAACAAGAGGCAAAAACAGGAAGACCCGATGTTTTTCTACCTGCTTGGGAGTGGTTTCAGTCTGGCCCTCTTCAGCGGCTTATGCCTGGGGGCGCTATCATTATTGTGATGACTCGTTGGTCCAAATTGGACCTGACGGGCATGATTGTTCGGCAAACGGAACGAAATGAAGACGTAGATCCGTGGGAAGTGATTGAATTTCCTGCTATTAAAGACGACGGCACGGCACTTTGGCCAGAATTTTGGGATGTTGACGAGCTTTTATCTAAAAAAGCGGCTTTGGACGTCCGCTATTGGAATGCACAGTACATGCAGCAGCCTACTTCTGAAGAAGGGGCGCTAATTAAGAGAGAATGGTGGAAAATTTGGGAGAAAGATGACCCTCCCGAGTGCGAGTTCATCATTATGTCGCTTGATGCCGCACAAGAATCTAACAATAGAGCTGATTACAACGCACTAACCACTTGGGGCGTGTTTTATAACGAGGAAACACAGAACTTTTCCATCATCTTGCTCAATGCGATCAAGAAAAGGATGGAGTACCCAGATCTTAAGAAGCTGGTGCTTGAAGAATATAGAGAGTGGGAGCCAGATGCGTTCATGGTGGAGAAGAAATCCAACGGATCGGCGCTTTATCAAGAGTTTAGGCGCATGGGCGTGCCTGTAGGGGAGTTTACGCCGGGCAAAGGACAAGACAAAATAGCGCGTGTGAACGCAGTGTCTGACTTGTTTGCGTCAGGTATTGTGTTTGCTCCCGACCGTAGGTGGGCTAAGGAAGTCATAGAAGAGTGCAACGACTTTCCAGCCGGCACTAACGACGACTTGGTGGACTCTACAACCCTTGCACTGTTAAGATTCCGGCAGGGTGGGTTTTTACGACTTCCGACAGACGAGCCGGAAGATAATTTTTTAAAGCCGTATCGCAAGAAGGCTGCGTACTACTAAGGATAGATCATGGCGACAAATATAGACAAGGCTCTGTACGAGGCTCCCAAAGGACTGGATCAGTTGGGGGCAGAGGAAGAGCCAATTGAGATTGAGATTGAAGACCCTGAGTCAGTACGTATCAAGGCAGGAGATATAGAGATTGAGATTGAGCCAGAAGAGGGCGATGATGAGTTTAGTAAAAACTTAGCTGAAGATATTCCTGATGATGTTCTTACTTCACTTGCCAGTGAGTTAATTGGTGATTTTGAAACTGACGTGTCTTCTCGCAAAGACTGGGTACAGACCTATGTTGATGGTCTTGAGCTACTTGGTTTAAAAATGGAAGAAAGATCAGAGCCGTGGGCAGGCGCTTGTGGTGTGTACCACCCGCTCTTAACTGAAGCAGTTGTGAAGTTCCAAGCTGAGACCATGATGGAGACATTCCCTGCAATGGGTCCTGTCAAGACTAAGATTATTGGCAAAGAGACTGTAGAAAAGAAAGAAGCGGCGGAGCGAGTTCAAGAAGACATGAACTACCAGCTTACTGACGTGATGAAAGAGTACAGACCTGAGCATGAGCGCATGCTTTGGGGCTTGGGCCTTGCCGGTAACGCGTTTAAGAAAGTGTACTACGACCCAGCCCTTGGTCGTCAAGTATCTATGTATGCGCCAGCGGAAGATGTCCTTGTGCCATACGGCGCATCAAGTCTTGCTGATGCAGAACGTATCACGCACGTCATGCGTAAGAATAAAAATGATTTGAAGCGACTACAGCATGAAGGTTTCTATCGTGATATTGACTTGGGTGAACCAACTCAAACAATGGACGAAGTAGAAAAGCGCATTGCAGAGAAGATGGGCTTTCGTGCAACAGAAGATGACCGATTTAAACTCTTGGAGATGCAGGTTGATCTAGACCTCAAAGGCTATGAGCATAAAGACGAAGACAGCGGCGAAGAAACGGGGATTGCGCTCCCATACATCGTCACGATTGAGAAGGGTACAACGAACATCCTTGCGATCCGGCGCAACTGGGAACCGGACGACGAACTCTGCCAGAAACGCACGCATTTCGTCCACTACGGTTACATTCCCGGGTTTGGTTTTTATAATTTTGGCCTTGTCCATCTTATTGGTGCTTTTGCTAAATCTGGTACTTCTATTCTTCGTCAGTTGGTGGACGCTGGAACTCTATCTAATCTACCCGGGGGATTTAAAACTCGAGGACTACGTACCAAAGGCGACGACACCCCAATCTCCCCAGGTGAATTCCGTGACGTAGACGTTCCTAGCGGCACGATGCGTGACAACATCATGCCCTTGCCGTACAAAGAGCCAAGCCAAGTTCTGTTAGCTCTGTTAAATCAGATCATAGAAGAAGGCCGCAAGTTTGCGGGTGCTGTGGAGTTGCAGACATCAGATATGTCAGCGCAAGCTCCCGTGGGCACAACTTTGGCTATTCTTGAGAGACAACTTAAGACAATGTCGGCTGTTCAGGCTCGCATTCACTATTCAATGAAACAAGAGTTTAAACTCTTAAAAATAATCATCCGTGACTACACGCCGGCAGACTACAGCTATGAGCCAATTGAAGGCGGACGTAGGGCTAAACAGTCTGACTATGACATGGTCGATGTCATCCCAGTGAGTGATCCCAACGCTGCAACAATGGCTCAGAAAGTTGTTCAGTATCAGGCGGCGCTACAGCTTGCGCAAACAGCTCCTCAGTTGTATGACTTGCCTCTCTTGCATCGTCAGATGTTAGACGTGTTGGGTATCAAGAACTATCAGAAACTTGTGCCGATGCAAGATGATATGAAGCCTCGTGACCCTGTCACAGAGAACCAGAACATGCTCAATAGCAAACCTGTCAAAGCGTTCCTGTATCAAGACCACAAAGCTCACATTGCTGTCCACATGTCTATGGCTCAAGATCCTAATATTCAAAGTTTACTTGGTCAGAATCCTCAATTAATGCAGAAGCTTATGGCCGCAGGTTCAGCTCACATTGCTGAGCATTTGGGTATGGAGATGCGCAAACAGATTGAAGAAGCCATGGGTCAGACGTTGCCTCCATACAACGAAGATGCGGATGAAGTTGATATGTCTCCAGAGATGGAGGTCAAGGTGTCTCAGATGGCTGCGCAGGCTTCGCAACAGCTCTTGCAACAGCATCAGCAAGAAGCTCAACAGCAGAAGAACAAACAGATGCAAGCAGATCCGCTTATTCAACTGCAGCAGCAAGAACTTCAGCTTAAAGCCCAAGAGCAGCAACGCAAGGCGGCTAAAGATCAGGCGGATGTCATGCTCAAACAGGCTCAACTACAGATTGAGCGAGAACGGATCAATGCGCAGCAGGAGACTGAAGGTGTAAAGATTGCAATGAAAGCGCAAGCTGATAAAGCACAGCGTGATCACACGCATGAGCAGGCTGGCTTTTCAACAGGCATGGATGTAGAAAAACACCGAACAATGCTGGCTAACCAGAGAGAGATTGCTCGGATGCAGACAGAAAGCAAATCAAAACAGCAGAAACCAAATGGAGGTGACTGATGTACCAAACTAAACAAGCCTTAGACCTTTTGGTCAAGCAAATTGATGCAAGCATCAAACAAATCGAGGAAGACTTAGGAGCCAAATCTGCTAAGTCTTACGAGGAGTACTGCAATAAATGTGGGGTTATCACAGGTCTACTCACAGCTCGCAGAAATATTACAGATCTGACAAAAAATATGGAGGACTCGGATGAGTGATTTACCTGCGCTGGACTTGAGTAAAGTTGTTGATTTATCGGCACTGATGCACAAAAAAGCGGAAGAGAAAGCAAAACAGCTACCAAAGCCAACAGGCTATCGCATTCTTTGCGCAATTCCGGAAGCGGAGAAGCAGTTTGAAGAAAGCGAGGCTGGTTTAATAAAAGCAGACGAAACCATGCGCAACGAAGAGACCCTCACAACGGTCTTGTTTGTAGTTGATCTTGGTCCAGACTGTTACAAAGATACAACAAAGTTCCCAACGGGACCTTGGTGTAAACAAGGCGACTTTGTCTTGGTCCGGCCTTACGCTGGCTCACGATTAGTCATCCACGGTAGAGAGTTCCGCATCATCAACGACGATACTGTAGAAGGTATTGTTGACGATCCACGCGGTATAAAACGCAAATAAGGAGCGCACATGCCTAAATTTAGCGATAGCTATAAATTCCCCGATGAGCAAGAAGATAAGGGTAAACCCGAAGATATTCTTGATATCTCAATTGAGGGTGACGACATTGAAATTAAAGTAGATGTACAAGACGATACTCCCCCTGAAGACCGGTTTGTAGAACCCCTTCCAGAGGCTATTAAAGAGGACTTGGAGAAAGCCGACGACTCTGAAGATTACTCTCATAACGTAAAGCTTAAATTTAAGCAATACAAGAAGGCTTGGCACGACGAGCGCAGAGAGAAAGAGGCTGCAATACGTGAGCAACAAGAGTCTTTATCCGTTGCCCAACGTATCCTTGACGAGAATCGTAAGCTTAAAAACGTCTTGCAATCAGGCGAAAAAGAGCTTATTTCTACATATCAGAACTCCGCTGAGATGGAAGTTGATAAAGCTAGCCGCAACTACAAAGAAGCCTACGATTCAGGTGATTCTGACAAGCTTTTAGAAGCTCAGCAGGAAATGATCCGTGCTCAGCTTAAATTAGATAAAGCAAAAAATTTCAGACCTACTGTACAAAACGATGAAAATGATGTACAACTCACACCACAGAGGACTCAAACCCCTCAAATGGACCCGAAAGTTGCGTCATGGGTGTCAAAAAACCCATGGTTCGTTGATCAAAATAAACGATCTATGCGCAGATATGCTGAAGGTGTCCACGAGGACTTAGAGGCTAGATATGGTCGAGGCTACATTGGTACTAATGAGTACTATGCGGCGATAGATAAAGAAGTTCAACGCCGATTCCCAGAAGAATTTGGCGCTACTTACAACGAAGAGGAAGATAAACCTCAACGTACAAAACCAAGCACGGTGGTCGCACCAGCTAAAAGGAGTACTGCTCCTAAAAAAGTAGTTCTTTCTAAGACGCAGGTGGGCTTGGCAAAGAAATTTGGATTAACCAACGAGCAATATGCTCGTGAACTCATGAAATTGGAGGCCTAAATGGCTGAAAGCAGATTACAACGCGAGATTACAAATAGAACTACCCAAGAGCGCCCCAAGCAGTGGCAGCAGGCGGAACTTCTACCGGAGCCAGATAAGACTCCGGGCTACGCGTACAGATGGATTAGGGTTTCTACTTTGGATAAGGCTGATCCTCGTAACCTCTCCGCTAAATTGCGCGAAGGTTGGGAGGTGGTTAGTGTTGAAGAGCAACCTAAATTTCAACTGCTAGTTGATCCCAATAGCCGTTTTAAAGACAGCATTGAGATTGGCGGATTGTTACTCTGTAAGACTCCTTCTGAGTTTGTTGGTCAGCGAGTTAAACACTTTGCTGATATAACACGAGCACAGGAAGAGGCTGTAGACAACAATTTAATGCGCCAAAGCGATGCGCGGATGCCTCTCTTTAATGAGCGGAAATCTTCGACTACCTTTGGTAAAGGTACTTAATTTTTAGGAGTCTTAAATGGCATACCCTACAGTCTCGGCCCCTTACGGTCTAAAGCCTGTAAACCTAATAGGTGGACAGGTATTTGCGGGTTCAACCCGTCTGATGCAAATTGCGAGTGGTTATGCCACAAACATTTTCTACGGTGATTTGGTACAACGTGTCGCAGCAGGAACAATCGAGAAGGATACTGGCACAACAACTGCCACGCCTTGCGGTGTGTTTTTGGGTGTTCAGTTTACCAATGGTTCAACAGGTCAAGTTCAGCAACAGCAATTTTATCCAGCGAGTCAGTCTATCAAGTCTGGCACGCAGATTTTTGCAGTTGTTGCAGATGATCCTGATACGCTGTTCCAAGTAGTTTCTTGTTCTGCAACCACAACCGTGGCCGCAATGGGCATTTCTGCTATTGGTAATAACGTTGCTTTGATTCAAAACGCTGGCTCCACCACTACTGGTAATTCAGCAGTTGCAATTGATGAAGGCACTCAAGCTGTTACCGCTACGCTGCCTATCCGCATCATTGATGTGGTTCGTGATACAGCAACAGGCTCTGACGCATTTGTTGAGTTTATCGTTAAGATAAATGCAACTATGCACCAGTACAACAACGCCACTGGCATATAAGGAGCGTAAATCATGGCTATTTCACGCGCACAACTACTTAAAGAACTGCTCCCCGGTCTAAACGCATTGTTTGGTTTAGAGTACGCACAGTACGGCGAAGAGCATAAAGAGATCTACGAAACAGAGACATCTGAGCGTAGCTTTGAAGAAGAGACGAAACTGTCAGGTTTCTCTGCTGCTCCTGTCAAAAACGAGGGTTCTGCCATCGCTTATGACAATGCGCAGGAAGCGTTTACGGCTCGTTACAACCACGAAACCATTGCTTTGGGCTTTAGCTTGACTGAAGAAGCTATCGAAGATAACTTGTATGACTCACTGTCTGCTCGTTACACCAAAGGTTTGGCTCGTGCTATGGCTT